TGGCATCAAATAGCTGGGCGCAAAAAAACCCGCAAGGCCTTGCGACCTTGCGGGTTTACCCTTACTTACTTGGCATTGTAAGTATTCCAGAATGCATCTATTGCCATTCTGAATTTCAACTGATTAGCAGTTGTATCCCCTTTGCCTTGTTTAACCTTTACCGATTTTTCAAGGGCATCAAATGCAGTTTTTACTGATACAGTAAAATCTATTGTTGTCCGAGTTTTTCCATTCTTACCATTTACCAATTTATTGGCGGCACGTTTTAAATCCCCAAGCTTGTTGGAGCAATAGGTTTGTACATCACCACGCACCTTTGCAATTACCGCGTGTTTTTCAGGTTCAGTATTTTTTAATTTACCGAAATCCTGACTAGTCAACGAATAGGCAAAATCAAAACCAACTGCAATTTTTTCTACTGCTTTATTTTCGATATGCTCAGGTGATGCCTTGACGTAATGCCCATTAATTACCGCATACATCACGGGAGGGTTATTTTCCGAAAAACGCTTTTGATAACCCGTATACAATTCGGCTTTTCCCTCAAGGGTAATATCATCGGGAAAACCCGTTATATTCTCCAAGGCCCATTTTGCTTGGGTACTCAAAGTATCAGACGTCAAAGCTTGTTTATAGCCAAGGTCCGCAATGCTTGTGAATGACAGGGTTTCGCCTGTCTGAGTAGTTACGGCAGGTTTTGCCATAGTGGTATCTCCAAAGGGATTAAAAAATCGTCAGCACAAAATCATGCTGACAAATACATATTACCGAATCGGGCCTCTTATGTACAGTTTCACGTGTGGATAGGACGCTATTTAGGCCACGCACGCATGGCACGCCCGACCAAAAATAACTGGTATCAAAACGTAGGCGCAAAAAAAACGGGGCCGAAGCCCCGTTTTCTGTCAGTGCGTATCAATCACACTGTATCGCATATTCCTTAATTATTTCGGCTTTTTCATTGACTACTACCTTTCTACACGTCTTACTATTAGAGTCAACATAGACGTCTAAATGTACATAGACGTTATTATCAAACCTATAAGAAAAAGTCCGGTTTAGTGCGTTAGGATACTCGGAGACATCCTGTTTTGTTACGTTGCCCCAGTTTTCTAGTGCCCATAAACGCGCGGCCACTTCGTCGCACTTAAACCCCTCAACACCATACATATATAACCGCACACTAATACGGTCGTTGTATGCGTTGTAATCTAACGCAACACTATTGTTTTTAGTATCGTCAAACCCAATTAGTTTGAGTAGTGGAGTAAGTGTACGCTTTGCGCGTTTGATGGCGTCGCGCTCTTCTCGTGCGCGTCGTGCGCGTGATAGCATATCCTTTGCGTGAGCTTCGAATATAGCGGAAACGGCTTTTGATGTAGCCATGATAGTGTCCTTTCAAGACGGTTTTATATGCACTACAACCATTGCAGTGCATGAATACATAATGACATAACATGGGCTATAAGTAAAGTTTATTGTGTGAGTAGTGCGTTTTTCGGCTTGCGCGCATGGCTCGCCCGACCAAAAATAACTGGTATCTATGGGCCAAAAGAAAGGGGCCGAAGCCCCAATCTTTACTCTCCTTTATAATAGGAGATTGAATCCCAGCCCCCATTGCCCCACCGAATCGTCTCGATGGCTAGCCTTGGTATGGTCTTGTCCACGTTGTGGACAATCTTTTGGTCACCTGCATAGGTGCAGGCGTCGGCATTTGCAAGCTTTGTAAGCTTGCCTTTCTTACTGACACTGTAGAGTGCCTGAGAAAAGTTAAACCCGCCCGAAATCGTATCCGGGGCTTCTGTCATGGGACGATATGTGATCATTTTATTCTCCTAAGTTAGTGGGGCAGCTTGCGCTGCCCCGGTTGATTACCAGCGACCCCGTGCCGCTAGCAGTTTGGTACGCTTGCCAATGATGACTGTCACGTCATCGTGCGGGTATTGCCGCACCCAATCCATCGCCTCACCGAATGTCTTAGCATAGTGTGCCGTCTTCCATTCGGGTTGCGGGTTGCCTTCCCATAGCACGCCCACGCGGTAGTAGGCTATCCATATCCATGCGTCCTTGAGTAGGGTGAGGGCTTTGTTCGTGAGTGATATTGCTTTAAGCATATATGTCCTTTCAATCTGCCTTGCACTATTGCTTGGCATTGAATACATATTGCCATAACATGGGCTATATGTCTAGTTTGGCGTGTGGATGGCCTGACCCCACCCCCCAAGACGGCTCGCGGGTCCCATCGCGCCCCCTATACCCTTGAACATACACAAATAACACCTCACCTTTCCAAAACACCCCCCACCCCAAAAACAAAACCCCATGTAAAAAAATTTTTTACAAAAAATTCTGAAAACTGCTATATACTTAACTCATGACATCTCCGCTAGTGCCAACTATCGAGGAGAACATTCCTCTACCTGATAATGCTAAAGACGCATTTCCAGAGCTATCCCCTGCTCAGGAGTTAGAGATGCGCGCCAATGTAATTAAGTTAATGTCTGACTTAACAGGCGACCCCCTTGCCCCAACACAGGACAATGCGGATCAGGCAAAGCAGATAGCCAAGGACATGATTAACGATCCTAGGCATAGACCCAATTTTGCTCAGTACCCCAATGAAACCCTTGCTTATCTAGCAGGCATGGTTGCCCAGATGAACATATCTATAGTCGATGAGCTATCCGACTTGAAGATGTATGTAGTAAATAAGCTGGTGATGGAGGTAGAAAACGCCAAAGACCCCAAGGCACGCATTGCTGCCCTAGGAAAACTAGGTGAAGTAGATGGGGTAGACGCATTTAAGAAGCGTACTGAGGTCACTCACAAGGTACAAACCCTTGAGGAAGTTGAGAAAGAGCTTCTTGAGACCCTAGGAATACTAGAAGACAAAGCTATAGACGTAGAAGCTAGGGAAATAGTCAGGCTAGAGGCTCAAAATAGTGAGTGAAGTCCTCAAATTAACCCCAGAACAGCTATTTAAGCTGCGCCATGCTGTCCCTGCAATGCCAGAAAAGCAGAAAAGACGGGTTCTTGAGCTTTTGAAGGCCTATGACACCCAAATAACCCAGAATTTGGGCAAGGAGAGTTTTCTTGACTTCGTTAAACACGTCTACCCCGGATATAAGGTGGGACCTCATCATCTCAAACTGGCTCAAATATTTGAAGACATTGCCGCCGGGAAGAAAAAAAGGGTAATTGTTAACATCGCCCCCCGCCACGGTAAGTCAGAACTCATCTCATACCTTGCACCTGCATGGTTTCTAGGTAAATACCCCCAAAAGAAGATCATTATGTCGTCCCACACAGCCGATTTGGCTGTGAACTTTGGTCGGCGCGTGCGAAATTTGGTTGGTTCAGAGAACTATAGGGACATATTTCCGCAGATAGAACTGCAAGCAGACAGTAAATCTGCCTCACGATGGGGGACAAACTTCAATGGAGAATACTTTGCTATCGGTGTGGGTGGCGCTCTTGCTGGGCGCGGTGCTGATCTTTTTATTATTGATGATCCTCATTCTGAGCAAGAAGCTAAAACTGGAAGACCCGATGTCTTTCTTCCTGCTTGGGAATGGTTTCAGTCTGGTCCTCTCCAGCGCCTTATGCCGGGAGGCGCGATTATTGTTGTGATGACCCGCTGGAGTAAACTAGACTTGACAGGTCAGATTGTCACCCAGATGGGACGAGATGAGGGTGTTGACCAATGGGAAGTGATTGAGTTCCCTGCTATTACGGATGACGGAGAGGCACTTTGGCCTGAGTTCTGGCCTGTAGAAGAGCTGCTTGCCAAGAAGGCTGGACTGGATGTGCGTTACTGGAATGCACAGTATATGCAGAACCCCGTATCAGAAGAAGGCGCGTTGATTAAGCGGGAATGGTGGAAAATTTGGGACAAAGAAACTCCTCCCGTCTGCGAATTTACTATTATGAGCCTAGATGCGGCACAGGAAGCCAATAACCGGGCAGACTACAACGCATTAACTACTTGGGGCGTGTTTTTTAATGAAGAAACTAATAACTTTGCTATTATCTTGCTCAACGCCATCAAGAAGCGGATGGAGTATCCAGAGCTTAAGAAGTTAGTATTAGAAGAGTATAAAGAGTGGCAACCAGATGCGTTCATGGTCGAGAAGAAGTCCAACGGCTCGGCTTTGTACCAAGAATTTAGACGGATGGGCGTGCCTGTGGGGGAGTTTACCCCCGGCAAAGGACAAGATAAAATTGCGCGGGTCAACGCGGTTAGTGACTTGTTTGCATCTGGGATAGTATGGGCTCCAGAGCGCAGGTGGGCCAAGGAGGTTATTGAGGAGTGCAACGACTTTCCTAGCGGCGCAAACGATGACTTGGTAGACTCGACTACCTTAGCATTATTAAGGTTTAGGCAAGGTGGGTTTTTACGTCTCCCTTCGGATGAACCGGAGGATGATTTCATGTACAAGTTCCGCAAAAAAGCGGCGTACTACTAAGGATGAATAATGGCTACTAATATGGACAGAGCGTTATACGCTGCGCCCCAAGGACTTGATCAGATTGATAATGATGAGGAAGAGCCGTTACAGATCATCATTGAAGACCCAGAGGCAGTAGATATCTCAGGTCCGGGTATTGATATACACATGGAGAAGGCTGAAGAAGACGAGGAAGAGTTCAATAAAAACTTAGCTGAGGACATGAGTGAGGGTGACCTAACTCAGTTGGCTGGGGACCTCATTGAGGACTATGAAACAGATATCTCTAGTCGCAAGGACTGGATACAAACATACGTTGATGGCCTACAGTTACTGGGTCTAAAACTAGAAGAACGCATGGAGCCGTGGCCCGGTGCTTGTGGCGTCTACCATCCCTTACTGGCTGAGGCTGTGGTCAAGTTCCAAGCTGAGACCATGATGTCTACCTTCCCCGCTGCGGGACCTGTTAAGACACAGATTATCGGTAAAGAAACTACGGAGAAAAAAGAAGCTGCTGAGCGAGTTCAGAATGACATGAACTATCAGCTAACTGATGTGATGGTGGAGTTCAGGCCTGAGCATGAGCGCATGCTCTGGGGCTTGGGGCTGGCGGGCAATGCCTTTAAGAAGGTGTACTTTGACCCTAGCCTAGACCGGCAGGTGTCTATGTTTGTGCCTGCTGAGGATGTGGTCGTGCCATACGGCGCTTCAAGCATTGAGTCCGCAGAGCGGGTTACGCACGTGATGCGTAAGAGTAAGAACGACCTACGCCGCCTACAGCATGATGGGTTCTACAGAGATGTGGACCTAGGTGACCCCATCAACACAATGGACGACGTAGAGAAGAAGATTGCAGAGAAGCTAGGGTTTCGGGCTACGTCGGACAACCGATACAAGTTCTTGGAGATGCAAGTCGAGATAGACCTCAAGGGCTATGAGCATAAGGATGACAAGGGTAAGAAGACAGGGATTGCACTACCGTATATTGTTACGATAGAAAAGGGCACTGGGGAGGTATTAGCGATACGGCGTAACTGGAGGCCAGAGGATGACACATCTCAGAAGCGGGCTCATTTTGTGCATTACCCATACATTCCAGGTTTTGGGTTTTACGCTTTCGGC